CACATCGGAAGAAAACCACAGGTTCTGTATGATCAAGCTGCTGACTGTATCGAAAGGTTATTGATAGATCATGATGACGATTGAAGAATTGGAACAATACCGTTACGAGAAGGAAGAGTGTGAAGACCTCAAGCGGCGCATGTCGCAGACTGGTGGCCGCACCAGCATCGTGAGAGACACAGTCCGCGGGTCTATGGCGGAATATCCTTTCACTGCTCACACGATACGCATAGAGGGAATCTCCAGCAAGTCTATGCGGTGCCATGCCATACTCAAAGCGCAGTACAGACGCAAGCGGGAGAAGCTGCTCCTGCACACCGTCGAGGTTGAGAAGTGGCTCGACACTGTGAGAGATGCAAAGATCAGATGCATTGTGCGGTACAGGTACATCGACGGCAAAGAGTGGAGAGAAGTGTCGCGCCGTGTTTATGGGCAACGAAGTTATAACCGTGCATACATGGCGCTACTACGTTTCTTCACAAATTGTTCATAATCTGTGAAGAATGTGATAAATAAATCTGCTATAGTGTAAGCAAGTGAATATGTATCTTGCAAGCGGCTGGCGACGGCCGATTTTGTTATGCGCAAACGCACATCGACCATTGACATGCGTGGAGCGTTGACAGCACATCACCCAAGACATGAGGCAGAACCCATGGCAAACAATCCGCACTACGACACCCAACGCCACCGTGAATGGTCAGAGAAAGTTAAACGTAAAGCGGGATACCTCTGTGAGAGATGCAAACGATACGGACGTAAAGTCCCAGCCAAGATAGCACACCATAAGCAGCCAGTGAAAGACAGACCCGACTTAGCATATGACGTAAGCAATGGAGAAGCACTATGCATCCCATGCCATAACACGGAACACCCTGAGAAGGGCGGTAGAAACTTCTAATCCCCCCCCTTAAGCGAAAACGCACGAGAGGGGTGACGAACGGGGCGCGGAATCATTTCCAACTGCGCAAGTATTTTAATATTTTTGCCCTACACAGGAGTACATCGATAAACGGAATGACGGTATTTTTATATTAAGGATAAGACTGGGGGTGATCGCGTGGCCGGGAAACAAAACGTACAACTTTCGTTTGAAGAACAGCAGTTAAAAAACATCAAAAAACTTATAAAAAATACCAAAACTTTAATGTTGCAGGTTGGCACATATAAACCCGAATTCGACCCGATCATTGCGATCTACGCCCGAATTCAATCGGAGTATTTTGAGATTTGCAAAGAGTATATGGACACATGCTATAAATTCGATGAGTTTACCGACACAGGCGGAACGAAGAAGGCGCCGATCATCACAACCCTAGAGTCTTATCGAAAAGATATTCTGGCATACGCCTCGCAGCTTGGTCTTACACCAAGCGGTCTCAACAAGATCAATGCCGGATCAATGGCTCCGCCTCGGAAGAAAAGTCCGCTAGATGCTTTCTTGAGTAATCCGGAGAACCAGTGAAGCCGAAGAATTACGACCTTATTGTCGAGTATGCGCAAAACATTATTGATAACCGGGTTGTCGCATGCCGGGAGAAGCTGCTGGAGGCGGAACGCTTCTTTCGAGATTTGAACAACCCAGCGTATGACTTCGACTGTAAAGATCCCGAATTCGTAATCCGTTTCATTGAAACCTGTATATCCCACAAAGAGGGCGAATCGCTCGACGGCAGTCCGCTCCTTGGAAAACCGTTTCTACTTGAAACGTGGGAAAAGTTCATCATCTACAACCTTCTTGGGTTTAAGTTAAAGGGAACGATTGAACGCCGATTCAAAGAGGCGTTCATTTTTATTCCTCGCAAAAACGGAAAAACACCTTTTGCCGCAGCGCTGGCCTTATCGCTTGCCTTCCTAGGACGCGCAAGCGGCTCACGCATACTGATCGTCGGAGCGGCACTCAAGCAGGCGCGCGTTTCATTTGACCACATTATCTTTAACCTCGAACGGATTGGAGAGCTTAAGGAATTCCGAGTGCTAGACAACAATGCCGAGCATTCGATTGAGCGTTTCTTTTATGACGATAACGACATGGTCGTCGGATTATTGCGCATCGAGGCGCTTGCATCTAACCCGGATAAGCACGACTCATTCGTTTCAAACATCCAGATTTGCGACGAGATGCATGCCTATAAGAATGCAAAGCAGTATAACGTCATCCGCGAGGCGGGGAACGCTTACACGAATAAGCTTTGCATTGGCATAACCACGGGCGGGGACAACGCAACTGGATTTTGCTATCACCGGTTAGAGTATTGCAAGAAGGTGCTTAATGGGACGGTAGTCGACGAGCAACTATATATTTTCGTCTGTAAGGCCGACGAGGATGAGCATGGAGACGTTGACTATACTTCCGCGGTTGAACATGAAAAAGCCAATCCAAATTACGGCGTGTCAATTCGCCCGGCTGACATCATGAACGATGCGTTGCAGGCAATGAACGATCCGCAGCAGAGGAAAGACTTCTTTGCAAAACGGCTGAATATCTTTACGGCTGCTATGAAGGCCTATTTCAACATCAACGAGTTTCGCGAGAGTGACAGAAAATACGATTACACTATTGCACAACTTGCGAAACTGCCAATCAAGTGGTATGGAGGCGCTGATCTGTCAAGGCTGCACGATCTTACCGCGGCGGCTCTCTATGGCACCTATGGCGAGGTCGACATTATCATTCCGCATTGCTGGTTTCCGCTTGTTGCCGCAACACGCAAAGCGGACGAAGACAATATCCCGCTGTTCGGATGGCGTGACAATGGCGAACTCGATATGTGCAACAGCCCCACAGTCAACCACGCGGACGTGGTCAAGTGGTTTGCCCATATGCGGTCGCTCGGGTTTAAAATATCGCAAGTCGGACACGACAGAAAATTTTGTCGTGAGTATTACGTGGGCATGAAGTCTGCTGGGTTTGCGGTTGTTGATCAACCTCAGCTCTACACGCGAAAGTCCGAAGGGTTCCGGCACATAGAGAAGAAAGCAAAAAACGGACTGCTTTATTATATGCACGCTGAATCGTTTGAGTATTGCGTGCAGAACGTTCGTGCGATCGAGAAAACAGATGACATGATCCAATACGAGAAAATTGAGCCAGAGCAGCGCATCGACGTTTTTGACGCCGGTGTTTTTGCATGCTGCCGAAAACTAGAAGCCTATGAACAGAGCCAGAAAAATAAAGATTGGTTTGGAGGGTCATAATGTCAAAGAAACATAATAGGCAAGCACGTTCTCCCACTCAACAGCGATCGACAGACTCTCTTATTTGGGCTACATGTCTGCCGGATGCATATTCTCGTCTTGTTGGATACACCAGACTATCTGACAATCCTGAAATACAAGCGGCGATGCAGATTATCGCTGACATGGTCAGCTCCATGACGATTCGGCTCATGTCGAATACGTCGAAAGGCGATCAGCGGATCAAAAACGAGCTATCTCGAAAGATCGACATTAACCCGTGCAAGTACATCACGCGAAAAGCATGGATTGAGGTTATCACTAAGCAGATTCTGATCTTCGGAAATAGCGTGCAGCTACCACACTACGCCAATACTCTGCTCGATGATATCCAGCCGATCGCACGAGGACAGTATCAGATCATGCATGATACACCGGGTGGATATGGATATTATCTACAAATTGGCGGTAAACGATTTGAATACGACGAGGTTCTCCATTTCGTGCTGAATCCCGATCTTGATAGACCGTGGGTTGGAGTTGGTCGCGAAAATCTGCTCAAGGTTGTTGCAAAGCAGTTGGGGCAGGCGCGCAAAACGGCAGCATCAATGATGGAAAACCCTGATCCGTCCATTATCGTAAAGATCGACTCACTTCAGGAAGAGTTTGCATCTCCCGAAGGGCGCGAGAAGCTCCTGCATCAATACGTTGTGCAAACGAACGCGGGAGATCCATGGATGCTGCCCGGAACCGGAGTCGACGTGGTGAAGCTTGACCCGCTCAATCTCAATGATCTCGCGATCATTGACAGTATCAATCTCGATAAGAGGACGGCAGCTGCCATCGTCGGCGTGCCGCCTTTTTTAGTGGGCGCAGGGAAGTTCGACGCAGAAGAGTTCAACAACTTTATTTCGTCTCGCGTGTTACCGATAGCGCGTGGGATAGAGCAGGAGTTGACTAAGAAGCTGCTGATCAACCCAAACTGGTTTTTCAGATTCAACCCGCGTTCGCTATATTCATACTCCATAACAGACCTCATGGAGGTTGGCTGCAACGGAGTGGACCGAGCCATTCTGACGCGAAACGAAGTGAGAGACTCGCTTGGGTATGACCCATTCGAGGGCGGCGACGAGCCGACGATCCTCGAAAACCACATTCCATATGCCAAGATTGGCGACCAAAAGAAACTCATCCAGAAAGGAGGGGACGACAGTGCTAACTAAAAACGACCCGACCAAAAACAGAAACACTGACGAACGGCAAGTGCGAAGCTTCGGCATGTCGCAATTCCGGGCGCTTGACGCAACCGGAAAGAAACAGATCGAGTGCTATTTCGCTGTTTTCAGCGATAAGTATGAGCTCTGGGAGGGATACACCGAGAGCATTGACCCGAACGCATTTGATGGAACGATCAACGACGATATCCGGTGCCTCGTGAACCATGAGCCAGCGAGAGTGCTTGGCCGCACGAAGGCGGGAACTCTTCAACTGTCCATCGACAGTTACGGGCTGAAAGGTATCGTTGATATCAACGAAGACGATTCCGACGCAATGAACCTTTATTCCAGGGTTCAGCGCGGAGATGTATCGCAGTGTTCGATCGGGTTTGAAATCCTCGAAGAGGTTTTCACGCAAAGCACGCCCAATACCGGGCACTGGCTTATCAAGCGCGTGAAGCTTTATGAGGGTTCAGTTGTCACGTTCCCCGCGTACGAAAAAACGGAGGCACACGCCCGCGAAGCACGGCAAGCGGAAGTCAACCGCCGTTTCAAAGAATCCATGAAAGAGAGGACAAGCAAATGGCACTCAAGCAACTGATGCTGCGGAACAAGCTTATGACGGCGAAGACTGCGGCAGACGAGCACAGGAAAGCGAAAACCGCACTGGAAGAGCGCGCAGCCGCGCTTACGATCAGGGAGCAAGCCGCAGAGAAAGCTATCGAAGAGCTCGGCGAAACGGCTGCCGCAGAAGAGCGGTCAGCAGTTGAAACCGAAGTCGCAGCGATTGAAGCCGAGCAGGTCGCGCTGGACGCGGACACAACCGCGCACGACGCGAAACAGGTCGACCTCGACAAAGCGGCGTCTGATATCCAGCAGGAGATCGACGAGCTCGACGAGCGGAGCAAGAATCCGACCGAGCAAACCACAACCAGAACCAACCCGCCGCCCGCGGAAAACAGGGGCAGAAAGGAAGCCGACATGGAAACCAGAGTTAAGTTCTTCGGAAGCACGGAGAAGCGGGATGCTTTCTTCGCGCGCAGCGAAATCAAAAACTTCATCGAAGAGGTTCGCTCGCTCGCGCGCGGCGGACAGCAGACCCGCGGAGTCACCGGCGCAGGGCTGACGATCCCCGTTGAATTCATGGACGTCCTGCGGAACAGCATGGACAAATACTCCAAACTGATCCAGTACGTCAACAAAAAGCGCCTCACCGGAGAAGGCCGTGCCACGATCATGGGCGTTGTGCCCGAAGCCGTGTGGATGGAAGTCACCGGAGCGCTGAACGAGCTCGACCTGTCCATCAACCAGGTTACCCTTGATGGATACATGCTCGGCGGATTTATTCCGGTTTCGACGGTCTACATCGAGGATAGCGACATCAACCTCGGCATGGAGATTATGGATCAGCTCGGTCAGGCGATCGGCAAAGGTCTCGACCGCGGCATCGTATACGGCTCCGGCGTGAAATGCATGACCGGTATCGCAACCCGTCTTGCTCAAACTTCCGCGCCGTCTACATGGGGAACCAATGCCCCGACGTGGACTGACCTTCATTCCTCGAATATCAAAAAGTTGAACATCGCGTCTTCGACTGGCGCTACGTTCTATGCGTCGCTGATCGCGGCTCTCGGCGTTGCTAAGCCCGACTATTCCGACGGAACTGCTGTCTGGATCATGAACCGCAAGACGCACATTGATCTCATGTCGAAGGCCCTTGCGTTCGACGCTGCGGCCGCGCTGGTTGCTGGCGTCAAGAATCAGATGCCGATCGTCGGCGGAGATATCATTGAGCTCGAGATGGTCGGAGACTACGAGATCATCGGAGGATTCCTTTCCGTCTATCTCCTTGGCGAGCGTGCGACAGGAAAGCTTGAGTCCGATAGCTCCGTGCGCTTCCTGCAGAACCAGATCGTCTTCAAAGGCCACGGTCGCTACGATGGCATGCCTGTCATCGGCGAAGCGTTCGTCATGGTCAGCTACGACAACACCGACGCGGCCACCAGCTCGACCTTCCCGATCGACTATGCCAACACTGACCTCGGCGTGCTCGGCGTGACTGCCGCGGCAGGCACCGAGTCTGGTGACACGGTTCTGACCGTCACCGGAACCGAATCGTCCGGAACGACGCTCAAATTCCGCATCGGAGACCTCAACCCGAATACCGGAGACAAGGCCGTTGGATACACCGATCTCACTTCCGGAACGACGCAGATCACCTGCGCGGCAGGCAAGACCATCACCGTGGTCGAACTCGACGCAGCGAGCCGCGTGATCAAGTCCGGCAAGGTCATCTCCGTGCCGAAGGCGTAACCATAACGACAGACAGGAGGAGCGGGTATGTCATATAACCCAACAACTGTGCTTGAACTTGTTAAAGCGCGGAAAGAGCGGGCGGGCGTGGAGACGCCCGCTCCTCTTGTTACCTACTGGACACAGCGCATCGAAGCTGCAGGCGCAGAATTGACGCGCAAAGGCATAATCCTCGAAGACACCGCAGATGATAACGCCCTTGTTGCAGACCTTGCAGTAGAGCGCATCAACAACCGAGATAACGCAAAGAGCGATCCGGAGTGGTTGAGATTACAAATCCGGCATCGATTCTTTCAGCAATCGAGGGAAACGGTATGAGAGAAGACTGGGTCGCGCTCGTCAATATGGATTACAGCGGTTCCTATAACCTCAATGGCGTTGAGGTGAGCCGAAAAGAGTGCTGGGCAAAAAAACTTAGCGCAGTGCGCGGAGAATTCTATGCCGCGGAGCAAAGCGGGCACAACATCGAAGCGGTCTTCGAGGTGTCTCCGCTGGACTATTCAAAGCAGCAGGTTCTAGTTCACGGATGCGACACGTTCACAATCGTTCGAGGATTCGTGGAGCCGGACAAACTGGACGCAGTGCAACTCTCCTGCGAGAGGAGGGAAACGTTGTGAGCCTTGAAGCTACGCTCAGCGCAACAGGAATCGAGACATCCGCCTCCCCATACACGGGAACGGCGGATAGCTTCATTACTTACCACTTGGTGAACGAAGAGGACACTTTCTTTGCCGACGGCGATGCGCGGGCTGGAGAAGGCATGTACTCGGTCGACTATTTCACAACCGGAGCATGGCGCACCGCGGTGGAAGCCATCAAATCAGCACTTAAGGCGGCGGGATACAACGTGCAAAGCGTTGGACCCGAAATCTACGAAACGGATACCAGGAGATACCACATCCCAATACTCGTTGTCGAGGATTTGTGATATGGCAATGCTTGATACATCCGGAATCAACGACATCATCAAGCAGATGGATCAGCTAGGAGAACTTACCGGCGCAGCGGCTGACGAAATGCTTATTGCTGGCGCCGAAATCGTGAAAAAGGAAATGAAGAAAGCCGCATCGGAAGCAGGGCTCCGAGACACCGGAGAGATGATCGATTCCATCGGGTATTCAAAAAAACCCAAAAAGGTCAACGATGTGAAAAGCATCGATATCTACCCGCAGGGCGTCAATAGAAAAGGCGTTAGAAACGCCTATGTCTTGTTTGTGCATAACTATGGGACGTCTCGATTTAAAGGAACACGATGCGTCGACGTCGCAACAGCTCGAAGTACACCGAAGGTCGAGGCTGCAATGCGTGAAAAATGGAACCAGAAATTGAAAGAGAAAGGACTAATTAACTGATGATCATTGATATGAGACATCTTCGTATTGCGAAGTACACAAACACTGATGGCGTCGAGGCTTACTCTAACGCAGCGGTAGCCGGGAAAGCAATGCAAGGGAATCTGTCATTCGAATATGACACTGTTACTTTATATGCGGATTCTATGGATCAGGCTCCAAAAGAAATCATCGGCGGGAAATTACAGATCGGAACAAGCAGACTGACAATGCCCGTTCTTGCGATGATTGGTGGGCACACCTACACGGAAGCTGTAACCGAAGGAACCCCGGCTCCTGCAAAAATAGAGTATGGGGAAAACGATCAAGCAAATGAAGTTGGGTATGGGTTTACATACGTTGAGCGCGACGAATCCAAGACCAAGCATTATTATGCTGTCTTTATTCCACGCGTAATTTTTACATCCCCGAGCGCAAACTACAAAACAAAGGGGAAATCAACCGAGTACCAGACTCCAACGATCGACGGAGAGATTCTGCGCAATGAAGCAGGAAAGTACGCCGAAATTACTGAGCACACGAGCCTTGCTGCGGCACTTTCTTACATCGACGGCAAGCTCGGTTATACGGAGCCGGCATGAACTATTTAAGAGTGAAAGGCGTCCCGTTTACGATTGCTGGAAAAACATACGAACTGGCGTTCAGCCTCAACGTTATGGCCGACATATACGACAAATATGGAAGCACGACAGCTTTCATGAAGGAGTTTAATGCGGCGCTTAAATCCCCGTTGCTTTCGATGTCAATCTTCAAGTGGGTGCTTTGTGTACTCGTTAACGATGCGATCGACGAGCAGAACGCCCACGCACAAGAGAAGACGGAAAAGCTAACTGAACGACAAATCGGGCGCTTGCTCCGCGTAAAAGATTACGCGGAGCTCCAGCAGGCTGTTGTTGCCGCGTGGAGACAGTCAATGCCGGAATCGGAAGAGTCTGACGAAGACGATGAGGAAACTGAGTCAGAAGAGGAAGCGGGAAAAAACTGACAGATGCGCCTGAGGACGAGGCAGATATCATGGCGCGCGATCTTCTTTTCTGCCTAAACATCGGGTATACCGAGAAAGAGTTCTGGCGCATGACACCACGCAAAATTTACGGTCTTTATAGGGCTGTAAACACAGCGGGCCCGGATCAATATAAGCGGCAGAGCATCCGAGACATCATGCCGATTTAGGAGGTTAACATGGCGACACCAACGATCAAATCTAAAATTCAGCTCGAAGGCGGAAAAGAATTTCGCGATATTATCGCGGAAAACCACCGCGAGCTTCGCGTGTTTGGCTCCGAGCTCGGAAAAGTTGATGCTCAATTTCAAGGCAATGCGAAATCGGTCGAGGCTCTCACAAGGAAAAATGAGATCCTCGACCGCACACTTGTCTCACAAAAAGAGAGGATAACGCTGCTTCGAACAGAATACGAAAAGGCAAATCAGACCTATGGGGAGAGCGATAGAAGAACCCAAAGGCTCGCAGAACAACTCAACAACGCGGAAGCAGCAGCATATAAAACAGAAAACGCCATCAAGGCGAACAAGAACCAGCTCGACAACATGAACACGAGCACAGTCAAAGCGTCTGACCTTGTTAACTCGCTTGCAGGTAAATTTGGGGTTACACTGCCGGAAGGGCTATCTAGCAGCATCGACTCAATTTTCAAATTTGACGGGGCAACCGCTGTGATGGTCGGCGGTCTTGCCGCCGTTGCCACGGCAATATTTACCGTTGAGAAAAAGCTTATAGACCTAACCGAACAGCAAGGCAAAACTGCGGATGATATCAACACAAATGCAATTAAGTATGGAATCGATCCTGTAACGTTGCAGGAATGGAAATATGATGCATTGTTTATTGACACTAGCGCGGAACAAATGTTTTCAACCATGACGAAGCTTACAAAGTCTATGGATGGGGCGCGTAACGGCAATAAAGAATTACAAAAAACATTTCAAGATCTCGGAATTGAATACCTTGACCATAACGGGAAGCTTCGCGACAACAAAGAGGTGTTCTTCGAAGCAATCGATGTTCTTTCTTCGATGCAGAACGCTACAGAAAGAGATGCGGCCGCTTTACAGATATTTGGGAAAAGCGCCCTTGATCTTAACCCTCTTATAGTTGCGACGAGTTCCGAAATTACGAGATTGACGGATGAATCCCATGCCCTAAACCTCATTATGAGCGAAGAACAGGTCGATGCATTAAATCGCGTAAACGACTCTGTAGATCGATATAACGCGAAGATCGAAATGGCAAACAATAATATTGCACTCAAAATGGGACCGTCAACAATCAAATTCAACGAGCAGCTCGGCGACCTTCTCCAGTCCGGAACTGAACTTTTGATTGACAGTGGGTTTCTCGAAGTTATGTCTGCCATGCTGGACGTGGCTACAAACTTCCTACCGATACTTGAATCTACTTTCGACTTACTCGGCCCCGTATCGGGGCTGATTCTTAAGCCGATTGCGCTTGGTCTAGCGATTATTGCCGATGCACTTGGTGTGATTGCGAACTTGATCGCGCTAATTATCGAAGGCGTAAGGTGGCTGTTAAACTTCGGGCAGGGCGTCTATAAATTCGATAAGTATATCAACGCTGGAGATCAAATCTTTAAAAACGGTTCAACTGCGCGTCTAATCCGAGGATATGCGAGTGGAACCGACTTCCATCCCGGCGGGTTAGCGGTTGTCGGCGAAGAAGGCCCCGAGCTAGTAAGCCTTCCTCGCGGTTCTCGCGTTATGCCGAACAGGAAGACCATGCAGTTTATGCGTGGCGTACCCGCCTACGCGGGCGGCGTTGGTTCGTTTGGCGGGAACTACTTCGCGCCTGGGTCGATCGTGATCGAAGCCAGAAGCGTGAAGGAGTTTAACGACATCACGCGGATCATGGAGCAGCAGAAGATGTCGATGCGACAAGGGTTTGCAGGGAGGGGGTAAGGTATGCCATCACAAGACTATGTATTGCCGATCACTAAGATGGCGTATATCAACAAGCAATACCCATCTGTCAATTATTCTGGTAGCGACAGGGTAACCGTTGGAAGGCATTATGATGCTAATTATGTCAAATACGCTCAGATGCATGCATACATGCTTGCGGAAGGGCTTCCTGATTTAGTAGGGGTAACGCTTACTAACTTAAAATTAAATTTTACGCTAGTGAGTGGAACCAATGAAGAGGGAATCTACGTTGGTTTCTATGCTCCATATGATCCGTGGTCTGAAACAGCGGTGTGTTGGAATAATCGGCCTTTATATCAATCTGCCATAGCTTCCGACATTATTCCGACAGGGAAGCACTCGATCTCTTTGAACGTTGGAACAAGCCTGTATAACGCAATTCGCCAATACGGTGCCAGTATTCAAGATTCCGGCGGAGCGTTCAATGCAGAAATGCAGATATATTCTCACCTCGCGACCGACCCCGCCAATAGACCGTACTTCTCGTTTACAATTACGGAATCGATTCCATCGGCTGTTCCTGTAACCCCGATGAAAACGTTCGTCGATGTTACCGCTGACACCCTGTTTATGTGGGAATATATCAACGCAGCTGGTGGAGTGCAAAAATCTTACGAGATAGAGATTTCACCCGATGGAACAAATTGGGAGTCGCTTTCTTCGGGGATAACGCCTGAAACAAGCGTTATCGTTCCAGCAAACACAATGAGCGCGTCTGATCGATACTGGCGCGTAAAAGTCGTTTCAGAGAACGATGCAGAATCTCCATGGTCTTCTGCGGTTGAGATTAAAGCGGTAGCATCTCCGACATGCATGTTGGGAGTCGTCACCGAGACGCCGCGCCCGAACGTTAGTTGGATTTGCGAAGGACAAATCGGATACCAGGTGAAGATCGGTTCATATGACAGCGGAGTACAATTCGGTACCACAAAAGAATTCCGCTGCCCAATCTATCTTTCGGATGGAGAATACGAGGTATCTGTCAGAGTGCAGGGTGCGTACAGTCTTTGGTCACAGTGGTCAAGCCAGACAATAACCGTTGAAAACGTTCCAGGCGACGCAATCGTCCTGATCGGATTCCCGTCGCATCACGCGCGGCTATCGTGGTCGGGCGGAGGCGATGGTGACTTCTACATCCTGCGCGACGGCGTTCCTATCGGCAAGACCGATGCAAATGAGTATACCGATAGTTTTGTGATCGGGAAACACTCGTACCAGGTGCTGGAGCAGCTTGCAGACGGAAACTATACGCTGTCAAACAAGGTCACGATGACGCTAGTTGCGCCGAACAACATGATTTCGCCCGTATCAGCCGCAGTGTGGCAGGATCTGAAATACTCGTTGGATAAAAGCCCGACCTTCGGAGAATCACACGCGCAGACAGGCGCGTTCATTCACTATGCAGGCCGAAAATATCCTGTTTTTGAATCGTCTGGATTCGAGGATAAAACTCTTTCGTTTACCGTCGCTTTTAAGACACAAAAAGAAGCAACGGAGTTCGGGCAGCTGCTCGGGCAAACCGTGTGCTATAAATCCAAGATCGGGCGCATGATCATCGGCATTCTGGACTCATATAGCGTAGAAACCAACCGGCGCTACAGTCAATACAGCTTCACCATAAAGCAGACCGATTATCGGGAGGAAATCGCATATGAATAACCGCGTGTTGTCGAGCAAAATCGACATCATTCGCAACGGGGTACGCTTCGGCGGGTTGGAGTTTTCCGACCCGCCGTCTATTTCATGCGCGGGCGATGCCGAGATTTGCATGACCATGCGGGCTACGGTGAAAGCACACACGGAGATGGACACCCTCGTCGACCTCGTGCGGCCGTACGTCATTATCGACGGCGTAGAAACGCCGGTAGGCGACTACTCAATCGAGACGCTCAAAGAATCGACCAAGGATAACGTGAAATGGTGGGAGATCGAGTGTTATGACCTTTCTGTGCGATGTAAGTCAAGCATCATTGAAGAACGCCATTATATTGCGGCGGACACGCTGTATTTAGACGCGATCAACGCGCTCCTGATCGAGTGCGGCATTACGCGCGTCATGAGCGACAGCAACGAGGACACCCTGACAACCGACCGCGAGGATTGGGATATCGGAACGCCGCGGCTCACGATCATCAACACGCTGCTTTCAGAAATCAATTTTTACCCGCTGTACTTCGATCTAAGTGGTGTCGCAAGGCTCACGAAGAAAACCGAAATCTCTACCGCAAACGTGACGTTTACGTACGCAGCGGACGAGATGTCGATTCTTTACCACGAATGCTCGTCTGAATTGGATACATTCGGAGCGCCTAACGTGTTTATCGTTCAGTTAAGCAACGCCGAACAGTCGCCTATGACGGCGATCAGTGAGAACAACAGCCCCTCCAGCGCGCTTTCCATCATGCGCCGGCAGCGAAGAATACCGCGCACGTACAAGGTCGACAATATCGCGTCGCAAGCGGCGCTGCAGGAGTATGCAGACAACCTCAGAAACGACTCGCTGCTTTCAACCGAGACGATTGACTTCTACACGGCGATCAATCCGGTCCACTCCGTTCATGACGTTGTAGTGCTCAAGCACCCATCGATCGAAGGCGTGTTTCTCGAAACAAATTGGTCTATGACGCTGAAAGCAGGGGAAAAGATGACACACAAAGCAAAGCGGGTGTTGTATGTATGAGTATGATCGAGAACTTTCAAGAGGAGCAGGCGCTAAAGCCGAAAGAGCCGGAAAGCGCATCATTTGCGACGGTAGGAACCGTCTACGCGGACGGCGTAACCCTTATCTTCGACGGAACAGAAACCGCGAGCACAAAGCACTACAAGGTCAACCGATCGGTTGCTTTTGCCGCTGGAGACAGGGTTAAAATTGCGCGAGACAGCGGGACATATATCGTTGAGTACCCTGTTGGAGCTCCAGTCTCTGGGGTCGCGCCCGTTTACTTTCGCCCTTACGGCGGAAAGATTCAGGCGAAAGCCGGAGCGGACGGATCGTGGGTCTATTTGAACTGAGGAGGTTAGCATGGATATTTTAGTCAACGTCGCAAAGAAACTCATCTATACAGAACCTATGAAAGCATTGCTGATTCAAGGGGAATCTCTTGTCGACAGCATCGTTTTCAAGCTTCCCGCTACATATGGAGATGTAAGCCTTGCCGACCTCGCGTTTTCCATCAGCATGACAAACGAAGAATCCGAGGTGACTGTCACGTCGGTTCTCACAAAGACCGTCGGAGAGTCCGGTGTCGATGCGGCATGGTCGGTTACGAAGTCGCATACTGCTGTTGCAGGGTCGTTTAAACTCACTCTGTCGTGCGTTGACGAGACAGGTGATGTGATTCTTAAACTCGTCGGCGAATATGCCGTAAACGTGCGCAAGGACCCGTCCGCGCAGGGATTTGGAATGATTGCCGATACGCTGTACGAGCAGCTGCTTGCGCAAATTTATTATGCGATCGCGCATATGCAGGTCATCCGCATTCTCGGAACATACGACACGTTATCTTCCCTCGAATCTGCTATCACGAGCCCTTCAATCGGAGACATGTATAACGTTGGGTCAGCATCTCCGTACGACGCTTACGTTTGGGTTGGCGCATGGACTAGTCTTGGAGTAATCGAGGGAAAAGACGGCGACAAGGGAGATCCGGGAGATCCGGGCGATGACGGTTTAAGCGCATATGAAATAGCCGTATCAAACGGATTTTCAGGAACCGAGGCTGAATGGGTGGCAAGTCTCGCAGGAGCTGATGGCGTGGGCATTCCGACTGGAGGAGCTTCGGGGCAACTACTCGGAAAAGTCGATGGAACCGATTTTAACACGGAATGGAAAACCGCAGGGATTGACTTTGTTTCACCTGATACCATCGCTATGATGACAGCTGGAGGAATATATGCAGGAGGAGCAGTAACAGCGCAATCAACTCCTAATCAAACCGTTGCGGTTTCTGCGGGTAGTCTTATAACCCCGGAAGGCGAGTCTTATGCGTTCGACGCCGTTGCCGCTCTTGCGGCTACTGCCGCCGACGCAACCAATCCACGTATCGATATCGTCTATGTTACGAGCGAGGGTGTTGTAACATATCTCGCCGGGACAGCGGCATCTTCTCCAGCGCAACCAGCGACGCCAGCGAACGGGACGATCTTGGCTGCAATCACTCGCGCGGCTAACGATAACACAATAGCAGCGGGAGATATTAGCGAAAAGCGATACATCTTAAAAAAGCCACTCGCCGCGACGCTGTTATGGACGAACCCTTCCCCTGCAAACAACTTTGCAGCACAAACAATTACTTTAGACCTAACGGAATACTCGTATGTTCTCGTGCAAGCCTATCTCGCTACGACTGTTCAAAATACGTCTAATAGTTTGTTTGTGAGAAAAGGTTCCGCCGGACAGCTTATTGCTTGTACTTTGACCAATAAATACCGAGTAATAAGTTCGGTCGGAGACGGCGGCGTTGCATTTCTAGGCGGATTCAATGTAACGTCTTATGGGTCCACCGCAGCATCTGACGATTCATTGCTAATCCCTTATAGAATATTCGGCATAAAGAACATGGGATAAAGGCTCAAGCGGTTATATGATGACCGTCCTCTTCATAAAGGGCGGTCATCGTTTATATCATATTATCCCGCCCACCGCGGGTATAGGAGGCGCGCATGACAACTGCTGAATGGGGAATACTTATTGGAGGCCTTGGGTTTCTGGTCACAATCATCACCTTGATCGTTCGTCTCACGAGCACGCTCACGCGGGTTGATGTGACGATGAAAAACCTAAACGAAAAAATCACCGACATTAATTGCGAGAACCAGAAGCAGCACGACCATCTTTTTGGTATTTCTGAGAAACACGAGGAGACCCTCAACGATCATGAAACGCGCATACAGCTGATCGAGAAGTATCCTCGAAGAAAGGCAACAACTTGATATGAGCATCAAAAGCGGCCATGCGGTCATGGATGAATTCGGAAAGACCGTCGGTCTCACGCCCGGCGATCAGACCGGAAAAGAAATCACGGTTGCGAAATGGTATGCCAAAAACAAATCCGGACGCACGTGGAAGTATTACCTCGAATGCACTGACCGCGCTATGGCTGAACGTGCTGCGGTATACATGGAGCAAATCTGCGCGGATAGCGCTTTCGGCTACACGCAGGACCCCGTTCGCCGCTGGGATGGATATCGCTCTATTGTCGCCAACGGAGGCGTTGTCTCTGGCGCGCGAGGAGACTTTGATTGCAGCACTCTTATCTTCACCTGCTTCATCCTTGCAGGGGCTGACATCGAGCCTGACGGGTACACGGGCAACCTGCGCACGAGATTCCTTGCAAGCGGAAAGTTCAAATCCTATTCTGATACAGCGCATACCGGTTCGGACGCGCTTGCAACGCGCGGCGGTATCTACCTCCGCGATGGGCACGTGCTTATGGCGTTGGAAGATGGGAACGGTGTCGTTACAGTTTCGTCGGAGAAGGTAGTCGGCAGGATCATCGTAGACGAGGTTAAGAAGTGGTGCAACGTTCGCAGCGGCCCCAGCCTTGAGCACACGATCATTGGCCGCGCAAACAAAAACGATACCTTCGACGTATACGGTGTCGAAGAGGATTGGTATCGCATCAACTACAAAGGCAGCGTGGGATACATCTTCGGAGACCTGGCGTCTGAGATCATGGAGGGAAACGTCTGATGCGAGATAAACCTTCTCCCGAGCAGATTGAAGTGTACCGCAAGAAGCGGCGAGAAAAGCGCTCTGCGTTTCTGTCTCGGTTCGTCGACGAGTTCAAAAAGATTGGATTCATTGGCACGGTGATCTTTTGTATGATTGTCATCGTGTGGGGTATGGTGCTGTACACGAAAGGCATAACGACGCCGGGCATACAGGTTGCTATCTCTGCAGCCTTCGTTATTATCGGTACAGCGTTCACGGTCTACTGCAACGCCGCGTCGAGAGATAAGGAAAGTCTCAACAAGAATGGGCTCACAAAAACGAGCTCCGGAACCATCGCGAAGATTGTCGAAACGGTTTCGACGGTTGCTGCGAATTTCACATCAAAAACACCAAAAGAAAATCCCGGCGACGATGACGTCGTTGGGTAGAAAGGTAACCTATGAATATCACAGACCTCATTCTTATCGCTCTCTTTATCGAGGCAATCGTAAACGTCCTCAAGCCGATCTGGGACAAATCTGCCGGGAAGATCACCGCGGCTGAAATTGTCAGCATGTGCGTCGGCGTCATTGTCGCCGTGATCGCGAAGATCAACTTCCTGTCTGGCGCGGTCAACATCACAGATCCCGTGCTCGTTTATCTGCTCTACGTCCTCACGGGCGTTGCGCTTGGTCGCGGTCCATCCTTTGTATATGACCTCTGGCAGAAGATACGCGCACAGGCAAAAACCTAACCCTGCACAGCCAAGAAAACGAAGCGTCCCCCTCGTTCCGATGATGGAGCGAGGGGGATTTTTTTGCGTTGTGGGTTTTAAAGTGGGTTTTTGGCAAAAAGAAAAAGCCGAAAACATCAGTGTTTATCGGCTTTTTTATGGTGGGGATGGAGGGGCTCGAACCCACGACCTCTTCGATGTGAACGAAGCGCTCTGACCAACTGGGCTACATCCCCGCGCAAAAGATATTTTACCGTATTGGGCTGAAAATGGCAAGCCTTTTTCG